AAGTATCAGAAATTTGTTTTTGATCATAAATTATAGCATCTTCATATAAAGAACTATTATCAATTACCTCATTATCTGTAGCAATTTTTTGAATTGATTTTTGTAAATCTGCTTTACTAAAATAAATGGCATTTTTATTAGAAGTTCCTGGAATTTCTTTTACAATTTTAGTTATTATTTTTTTACCTTCTGCTCCATCTTTTTCTTCATCACTAAGAGCTTGATATTCTGTTTGATATTTAACTAAAATCTGATAATATCTTTCTACTTCATCTTTGGCATCATTTCTTGCATTTAATGTACCACGAATATTTTCTTTTCCAGCATTTCTTTTTTCTTTTATTCCTTCATTAACAGATTTATTTAATTCAATTAATGTTAAAGAATCTGCAGTCATATTATCAATATTCTGTTGCATTTTTCTTATGCCAGAACCTATTGAATTAACAGACATATTAATTGCAGTCATAATAGACAAAAAGATTAAAGCTTTATGTATAATCTGCCATCTTATTATTGGTTTAGAAATATCATTTCCCCAATCAAAATTTTTTGCTAATAATTTTGATCTTAACTCTTTAAGCATACCTATATACATTACACACCAGAATTTTAAAGAAGTTAAACCAAATGAAATAGCTGTATACAATAAAGCTGCTGCTACTGGTATAGTTCCTAAATGAAAATAAGATTTAGAAAGTCCAGAAAGACAAGTAATATCAACTATTCCAGAAGAAATAGAAAGAATTATACAAGTAAATAAAAATCCATTTACTAAAACTTTAGATTTAGAGATTCTATTTTTCTTTTTTTCCCAAATAAGTTGTATTAATGATTCTTTTTCTTCTTTTACTTTTTTAGTAGTTTTCTTAGTCATATTTTATTCATTTTCAAATATACCAAGTTCATTAACAACATTGATATACCTTACTCCTAATTTACCAACAAGTAATCCAATAGTTCCAATAAAATCTTCTTTCTGTGTTATATTTGGAGATTTACAAATTGCTTCCAATTCGTTTAATTCTTTCTCCATTAATTGAAATTGTTCTTTTAAATAATTACCTTGTGCTTTACTTGCATTTGTAGGTCTTGGCATTCTATTCCTCCTTTATATTTCATCATAATCACCATATTCATATGGATCATAGCATCTTCCATCATAATCTATTATATATTTATGCATTTCTTTTAAAACTCCACCTTTTAAAATTCTTTTCGGCTTTGTTTTGTAATCATGTTCTTCTATAACTTCTTGCCTATGATGATCAACTATTTTATTCTTTTTTACAAGAACTTTATAGCCAACAATACCAACATCATAAGCTTTAACTTCATAGCTACCAACACTATCTCTATCTTTATAATCATTAAAAAATTTTTTTGTTATAGTATCAGTGTTGTTTTTATCAGAAATATATCTAATCACTTTAATTTTAGAACAGCCATCTCTTTTATAAGCTGTTGTTGTTTTCCACATTTCTTCAAAATTTCTAGGAGCAATTACCTCTACTCCTTCTCTACAATAATGTCCCATTATTTTCTCCTTATTATATAATATTTACCTATAAAAGTCAATTATAAATCATTGGCGTACTTCCAATGTAAGCCTTTATGACTTTTTTTCAAACCTTTACAACATTTACAAATATTCACTTCATCACTTTTAGTTTTTGAAGCTTGTTTGATACTTTCAAATACTTCTCCAGTTTCTATACATATAATTTTACATTCTTTTCTTGGTTTATATTCTCTTATTGGATATTCTTTTTCTCCTTCATAATAATAAAAAGTATAACCACCAGCAGTTCCTTTATTACTATTACATACTCTTCTTATAAGTCCTGGAATAACCTTAGCAAAAACAGCTGCTTCATCTGTATTATCAAAAATTTCTCCAGTATTAGCACATATTACTTTTTTTCTTTCTTTAGGATTTTTTTTCTTAGGTTCTTCACCAACATATGCCCAATGAAAGCCTCCTGCTGTTATTTGTCTTCCATTAATAGCATCTCTAACACCATTAACTATATTTTTTTCTACATAACTTGCAGAAGAATAAATTTCTCCTGTTTCTAAACAAATTACTTTTTTACTTCTTGCTTCGGCAAATTTCTTTTTTTGACTTTCATACAATTTTGAGTTAAAATATCTTTTTTGATCTTTTTTATTAATAACTCCCATCATTCTAAAAGCGTCTGCTAATTTATAATTGTCTGGATACATTTTTGTTAATAAATAATGAGCAAGAAAATGTTCTCTAGCGGTTAATTCTATTAAATTGTCTTTATTATTTGTGCCACCCAAACATTTAGGAAGAATATGATGATTTTCAGAATATTCCAAATTTCTTTTTCCAAGCTTTTTTAAATATTCAATATAATCATAGTAATTCTTCTTATAATTCATTATCTCTTTTTTCCATCTGTAATTGTCATTGTATTATAATTCAAAGTAAAGTTTAAAATTTCACCATTAGAACCATTTCTGTTTTTATCTATAAATATACGTTGTTCTGAAATGCCATCATCTTTTCCTTTTGATTTTTCCATTTCATTTTGATTAATAATCAAAAGATAGTCGGCGGTGTCCAAAATGCCACGTGACTCTGACAAATCTTTACTAGTTACAAGTCCTTTTGTTCCACCTTTTTCGCCCATACCATTACGGTTAATCTGAGCTGCTGTAAATACTGGACATTCAAACTGAGCTGCTAAGTTTCTCATTTCTTCAGTAACAGTTTTATATTTACTATAACTATTATCACCTTGAGCTAATATTCTACTATTTGGAGCTGTGATAAGAATATAATCTATAACTATATAATCTGGTTTATACCCTTCTATAGTATATAAATCCATTAGATAATTGGCAAAATCATTACAACTAGCTACATTAGCTGGAAAATTCTTTATTTTTATATCTCCGCCTTCATACCCAGCAAAAATTGCTTCTGCTTGTTCTTTAGTAGTACTCATTAAATCTACACCAGATTTAAGTAATAATGAAGAATAAAGACGTTTTGCTAATCTTCTTTTATCTACTTCCAAAGAAAAGAAAACTCCTTTCTTTCCATTTTTCATATTTTCAGTAGCAACGTTTCCTAACCAAATAGTTTTACCAATTCCTGGAGTTCCACAAAATACTGTAATTTCTCCAGACTTTGGAGAGCCTAAAATTCTATCAAGGGCAGAACTTCCAAAAGTCAAACCAGAATCTGCTTCTACTTGCTGAATTAAACTAAGTGTATCACCAATATTAGAAAGAGAAATACCAAAGTCTTTATCAAGATTTATATTTAAAGCTTTTTGCATACGCTCAGCTAAATTATCAAATTTTCCATTTGCTATATCTAACTGATTTAATGTCGTAGCTTCATAAGCTTTCATTGTTTTAACAAACTTTATAGTTTCATCTTTTATATAATCTGCTTCTATATCTTCTATACTTCTATTATAAATTTCTTCTATAGAAGTTCTCATTGCTTTTGCTAATAATGGATCAAAAATTCCATTTTGTGTGGATTTTTCTATTGCTATTTTTGTTGTTTCAAAAGAAGGAATTCTTTCATAATTATCATAATATTTACAACAAAAATTTAAAAGCCATTGAAGTTTTGAATCTATAAAATATGTTTTCTTTTTATAATCACTTGTTCTTAAATAATTAGCAATCTTTAGAAAAAAGGCTCTATCTTTAATCAAATATGTTAAAATAATTCTCTCTAAAGTTGCACTCTCAAACTTTATATTGTCAGTCATACATTTATTCTAATCTTTTTTTTACTTATTGTCAAATTCCAAAAAAACTTTAAAAATTTTAAAAACATTTATACCATTTGATGATAAATAGTCATAAATTTCCACTATTACTATTATAACTGCTATATAATAAATTAAATTTTCTTTTAAATATTCTAAAATTTTTTTTCATTTACCCCTCAAAAAAATATTCATCTGGAAGCTTTAAAAAGTCTTCCAACCAATAACAACATCTTCCTTCATGTATAAATACTGGTTTTAACTTTTTTGAAGCGTGTTCTAATTTTACAAAAACTATTCTTTTATGTTGGTTTGTTTTTACTATCAATAAAGGAAATTTATTTAAAAGTTTTGCATCTGTTTCAGATTGCTCATACCATTTATATAAATCAGAAGATTTATTAAATAAATCATAAAAATCTATTTTTGCGTAAAATTTATGTTCTATAGAAAATTTAAATTCTTTTGGACATCTAATATCAGATACAAACATAAGTTTTTGTTCTTCGCTAAGTAATTCTGCATTATGAGCATTTTTACCACCAGTATAATTTCCAGAACCCATAGTTCTACTAAATATCTTGCCAGGAAATCTTTCTTTTAAAATATTAACACAATCTAGTTCACCACGATTTCCTTTTTTTTTTTTCCATTGATACGTTTTGTACCAATGGAACGTTGTTTATCTGGAACAACCTGAGAAAGGAATTCTTTTTCTATATCTGTTTTCATTTTATTTTAATACTACCTCCAAAATTTTATTTATATTATTTTTTTTAAATGAAGATGCTTCCCAATATGGGATTACAATTAATTTATATCCATTTTTATTAGCATATTCTCTTTTTAACCAATCATGATGCAATTGTTTATAAAAATCATGCTCCGTTTTTTGTAAATTTTTTTGCCAAACATAATGCTGAATTCCATTACATTCTACTAAAATTTTTTTATCTTTTATAAAAAAATCATAAGACAATTTTCCAACATCTTTTAAATCATCAAATGTTTTTTCTCTTTCAAACAAAATATTATTATTTATCAAAAAATTTTCTGTTATTCTTTCTAAAAGAGAACTTTTACAATAATAACAAGAGTAACCTTTTAAAATATCAACTGGCTTTCTTTCTGAAACATGTCCACATATGTTACATTTTATTTTAATTTTTGTAAAAACATCTTTATAATCATCTATTACTTCTATCTTGTTATTATAATATCTTTTTACTTCTTCTTTAAATGCATTATTATCTTTAGCATTACCACAATGTGGACATCCTTGACCTTCTAAATGTTTTCTTGCCTTTTGTTTGAACCAACCATGGTTTAAACATTTTATATTTAAAACACTATCGACACCATTATAATTATTCAAATCATACTCATATTTGTTATTATGAATATAATTTGCTCTATTTAAGAATTCATTTTTTAAAACACGTTGAGAACAATATTTACAACCCTCTTTTGCGTTTATATGTTTATCAGGTGTTTGTTCAAATATATTTCCACACTTTTTACAAAGTATTTTTATTTTCTTCTTACACCCATCATATTCTACTAAAGAATAATCATATTTATCTCCATGAATTTGTTTAGCTTTTTCTATAAATTGTTCAAGTGTTCTTTTCATGCCTTTCTCTACAATGTTTATGCCGACTTAGCCTCTGGATTATCTTCGGATAATTCATCAAATTCTCTTTGTAATTCTTCTACCTGTTGCCTATTATCCTTAATCTTTTTTAAATAACCCTTTTGACATTTTTGCAAAAACTCAACAAATTCCTTTTTATTTTCTTCGGTTATATCAAATAAATCATCAACACTTACATCAGTAGGTCTTTCAGACATATTAAATTTAATATCTACCTTTTTATAAATTTTACCATTTGCTTTAATAGGTTGATGCCTTCCATCCATCCACTCTATATAAACACCAAATCTCTCAGCTCTTTTTTCTAATAAAGTAAGTTCTTGTTCTTTATTAGCAATTTCTTCCAAAATTTCTTTTGCTCTATTAAATAATTCTTTAGTCATTTTTTATTCCTATATTTTTTATTTTAAGTATTTTTAAATTTTTGTCAAATAATTTTTCTTGTAGTTATGTCTCCATATTTTATACATTCCTTTTTTAAAATATAATCCTTACCAGTTTTAATTTTCATATCATTTAAATCTTTACAACCTTTAGGAACATTAAATATATATATATTAAGTCCTTGATATGGACAATAAGTAATTATTTTATTTATATTTCTGTACATCTTTTTCATACCAGTTTCATCTTGATCTGGTACATAAATAATTGTATTTGGTTTCTTTTCATAAATTTTACTTAGCTGATTTACGCCTATATCAGCAGACATAAGACAAGTAGCTGCTTGATCTTTTGTAATAGACATTGCATCAAATGGGCCTTCACATAAAACTACTTCTTCATTAATTTTATCAATATTAAATACATACTCTTTTGAATTTAATTTTTCTGGATTCATATATCTAAAAGTATTTTTTGGATCTACAGCCCTTGCTGTAAAATATACTATTTTTTCATTTTCAAACCAAGGAACTATTACTCTTCTATCGTATCTTGATTTTGGATTAAAAACATATCCAAGATTTGGATAATAAGATGAATCTAATTTTCTATCTAAAACATATTTATATGCCACCTTTCCAAATATCCCCAAATCAGAACCATCCTTGAACATTCTAAACTTATCTTTAATTATAAAATCTTTTAGAATTTTTTTATTTTCACTTTCATCTTTTACTTCATCTTTTGCTTCTTCTATTTCAAAATTATAATTATCAACTAAATATTTAACAGCTTCATTATTATTATTAAATCCAAAATATTCTTTTACAAACAACAAAAAAGAACCTTGAGTATTTTCAGTAATTCTTTGTCCAGAAGCTTTAAAATCTATCCATTGTCCAGTTTCTTTATTAACATAAAGTTTTCCTTTTTTATCATCAACAAATGGAGAACGTATAACATATTCCCCTGAAGATGTTAATTTTGGAGAAAATTCAGTTGTCATAAAATTCTGTATCAATGCTGAAGGTATTTTCATTCTTACTCCTATGTTAAAATTTTTTCTTTAGTTCTGAATACTGGACATCTTTTTACTCCTTGAGAAACAGCTGTATAATGCTTATTCTTCTCTGGACAATAAATAAAATTTCCTTCAATTTTAGCTTTTTCACAATACATGCATCCAAAAAATGGAGGAATATATGCCTGTAATTTTCTCATACAATTTTTAGGTTTTTCTTGTTTCTTATATTTAATTGTAATTTTGTTTTCTTCATCAATTCTTGATATATACCCATCTAAAAGAAAGTTATTTATCATTCTATCTATTTTTCTTTTAAAGAGAAATCTGGCATCAAATAAATAATTAAGATTTTTTTTATTAGATGATGAAAATTCATATGTTTGTATTAACTGATCATCTTTATTTTCATAACGAATATTTACTAAAATTTCAACATTCTTTTCTTCTTTTATTTTTTTCATCTTAATTCCTTAAAAAAGAAAAAGCGTAAGAATTTTCTTCTTACGCTTAATATACTCTCTCCTTTCTTTTTTGTCAATGTTTAATAATCAAAGCAACTATTTTTTTTTGCTTTTTTTTCTGTTACTGCAGAAGCTACACCTTTTTTATCTTCTTTTTCCAATCTATTAATTTCTCTTTCAAGCTTTTCAAGAGTTGAATGCTTAAAAGTTACTAATACATTTCCAGCTTCTAAGTAATCAGATTTTTCTATTAATTTAATTATTTTTTCAAATTCAGCTTTTGCTTCTTTTGCCTGTGCTATAATCATAATGTTCTCCTATATTTATTATCTTTATAAATATAGGAATTTTAATTATAGAATAACAAAATCTATATTATATTCTTCACAACATTTTTGTTCTATACAACATCCTCTAGCATCTTCCCAACCATACATAAAAATACAAACATCAGCTTTTGCAAGCATATCTATAGATCTAGAAAGGTAAACTAATGGTGTTGTTTTATATACAGTTTCATCAAAATCTGGTATAATACTATCTATAACTTCTCCACCATTTCTTTCAATTTGCTTAACAAGTTCTTCTCTTTCTTTTCTAATTTGTTCTTCTGTTTTGCCTTTCATTGGTTGAGAAATAAAAACTTTCTTTCCTTTAAGATTATAACCATCTAATGTTGCAAAATATCCTATCATATTACCTCCTTAATTTTGCTTCTTCAACAATTTTTTGCTGATACTCTTCATCATATTTAATAATTGTATTTGTTAATCGTGCAAGCTGTTCATTAACAGCCTCCATCTTTTTATTCAAAATCATTTGATTATCTATTATCTGAGATAATAATAATTTTAATTGCTCATCCATATGCATTCTCTTTTAATTATCTACTTTGAATTTTTTCAAGTAGTAAAGAAATATTATTTGCTTCAGCATCTTCACCTTCATAAAGCTGAGCCATATTTTTAAAAAGTTTAGAAGCATCTGTCTGTTTTCCATCAAAAACTTTTGCGGCATCTAAACAAATATCTTTATTTTCAGCAGCTAATTCCTTCTTTCTTTCTTGTACTTCCTGCCACTTATCAAAAAATACTTTAATCTTAGAAATCTGATCCTCTGTCAAATTTAAATTCCAATTACTTGCTGCCATTATTTTCCTCCTTTTTATCTAATTCATTAATATCTACACCATTCGCTTTAGCAAGTTGTTCTTGCTGAAATCTTGTCTTTAAAAACTGCTCATATTTTTTAACCATTTCCTGAGTTACTGCTATTCCTTCCATAGATTTGTAAGCTTCACATTCAAGCAATTTTTTCAATGGATTAAAATAAACAGTCTTTCCATTAATAATAAATGGTTCTGGTTTACTTTCTCTAATAAGCTGCTTAATAAGCTTTCTAGAGTTTATAGTCATATTTTTTGTATTTTGTTTACCCTTCTTGTTCATTTCTATCTCTATCTCCTATTCTTTGTGCCCAAACTCCTTCAAAAGTTAAAGCATACTCTATAGCTAAATCACAAGCCAAAGCATAATCTTCTGGTTTTATTTGACCAACTGTTGGTAGTAATCTTTTAGCCATTTCTTTTACCTGTGGTAAAGTTTTTACATTAATCCTATATTGAGCAGTTTCTGTTTGTTGATTTTTTTCCTGCGGCTGTTCGACTTTTGTTTGTTGTTCAGTTTGTTCTCTAGCAAACATTGGATTTGGAGATGGTTTATTATTTTCCGTCTCTACTTCCAATTCTTCTGCTTGTTTAATAGCTTCTTGGTATTCTTCTCTCTGCAAAGTTTTATTTATAGAGCCATCTGGTCTCATTACCTCTGGTTCTGGTTCTATAACTCTTTCTGAAGAGGAAACTTTTGCTCTTTTCATAGTCCCAAAAGGATTATTAAATCCAGAGAAATCAGCAGCAGTTCCTGTTGCTGTTCTTACTTCATCCATATCATCCATACTTAAACTCCTTTTAAAATATCCATTATTTCTTCCATAGCATCTTCTTTTTGTTCATAATCTTGTGCTCGTATATCATTTATCCAAGAGGTTGTCCATTCATTGTAACAAACTTTTAAACCATTGTCAAGTAAAAATTTTTCAATTGAAGTTTCATCAAATTCATTCCAAGGTTTTTCTATTTCCGCCTTAATAGCATCCTGATATTTTTGTGGATATTTTCTTAAATCAATGATACTCATTACTGTTTCAAGCATTTGTTGATTAGCAGGGGTCATTTTTTTATTCCAAACTTCTTTATCTTCCAACATTTTTTCAAATGTTTTTGGCCCTATTCCTTTAAATGCTTTAATATTATCTGAAGCATCTCCAATTAATGCTTTCTCTAAAAGAATATTTTCATTCTTTTCTATATTAATCTGTTTTATTGGATTATACTGGGTTACTTGCTCTGGATAAAAATTAATAATTTGACTTAAATCTTTATCACTAGAAATAATTCTTATGTGTTCACCTTTTTCTGCATAATATTTACAAACTTGATAAATGCAGTCATCTCCTTCGCAATAATCCACCTTCAAAGTTTTACAATGAAAATATGAAAGATATTCAAGCATTTTTTCCATCATTGGGCCAACCCATTTATAGTTTGGATCTTCTTTGGTATCTTTTCTATTTTCTTTATAAGGAGGAAAAACTTCTTTACGCCATTTTGTAGAATATACTCCTTCAAAACAAAAAATACAATCTTTATAAGAAGTTATAAACGGCATAATTTTTCTAAGAAACATGTGATAAAAAAGACCTAAATCTTCTTCTCTAATTACATAATCATCTCCATTTTTCTGGAGGCAATCTTTTTTAAACATACTCCAAGTAATAAAAAATATATTACTTGTATCTACACAACAAATCATTTATTCTCCCTTAATCCAAAACACACTGTTGACACATCATCTAGACAATCATTTTTCCAATCGATAAGCCAAATATTATACCCTTTTGATTTCATATTTTTTACAAAACCAAGCATTTCAGCAAAATAATTTTCCCATTTTCCACTGCCATTTTCTCCCATATAAAGTGACACAATATAATGAGTATCTGTATCTACTTTTGCTAAATAATTTATTACTGTTTGAAACTTTTCTTTATGAACGGGAATTGAATCTATTATTGTTTTTTTAAGATTATCATCTTCTATTTCTATCCATGTTTCACCAAATTCATTTTCAATTGTTTTCATCTTTTACGGCCTCTTTAGCAAAAAAATAATCTTGCAAAAAACTAGCTCCAAATAATAAAGCTATTAAAATAATTCCTAGCATCCATGCCTCCATTTCTGTAAATCTTCTACGCTATCTTCCAAAACATCAATTCTTTCTTTCATTTTTTTTTGTTCTTCTTCTAATGCAGAAGTTTTGTTTTCTAAATATTTTAATTCAACCGAATTACTATTTGCTATAAGTTCTTTTATTTTCTGTTCATTTGGTATTTTTGGTGGTTCTGGCCAACCTAATTGTTTTATTCTCCAAGAAGTATATTCTTCAGTTAAAAAGAAAGCTTTTAATTTTTCTTCAAGTTCAGAATAATCTTTAGCTTGAAAATTCTTTCTCAAAATGTCTTCTTCGCAAGGATCTGTTCCTTCACCATAATAACGTTCAAAACGAACATTAAAAACTTTTTTGTTATCATTATAATCTACATCTAATAGTATATTATTCTCATCCATGAATACATCCAATTCATAATTGTATGAGAAATTATCAATCATCTCAATCATTTTTATTCTCCAATATCTATTTTAAATATTTTTTTATTTTTGTCAAATATTATAATAATCTTCACCTAATAAATTTTTTATTTTATCCAACACCTTATCACAACAATTTAAATCATAAACTCTTTTTCTCATTTTTTCAAAATTATATTTATCTTCACAATTATTATTACAAAAATCAATAAAAGATTTAGAAAAAGCAAGTAAGGTTGGATTAAATTTTATTGCTTGACTAATAGTTGCTATTTGATTGATTTTTAAACTTAACCATTTTTGAACAGAAGTTTTTCTTTTAATTTCTAAAGAAGCATTAACTATATCTTCTACAACTTCCACTTCAGCACTCTTTTTAGTAGATAATCCTGGAAGATATTTTAAATAAGTTTCCCATACTTTCTCTACACCTAGTTGCTGAGGATATTTAAATCCATCTAATAAAAAAGCTTGTATTAATTTTTCTGCGTTATATTCTTTCCTAACACAAAACATTCTAGCAGCTCTTTCAAACCATTTTTTATAAGCATAAAAAACTTTATTTTGCCAATATTTTGTATTTACAGGACTGAATTCTGCCATAGCCCCTGGGTATCTTTCTTCCATATAATGTGGATAATAAAAATCCGAAAGTTTTCTACTTTCGGATTGTATTTTTTCTTCAATGTTCATGTTTATAATTTTATTTATTTTTTATTTTTAATCAAGTATTAGAAGGCTGTGCAGTTGAACTTGTTTTTTTTATCTGAGCCGTTTCAGCATTATTATCCATTTGTGCTGGTGTTTGCAAATTTGCTTGTGGTTGTTGAACTTGTTGTTTCTTTTGTTCTTCTGCATTTTCTTTATTTTGTTTATTTTGTTTAGCTGCTAAATCTGATTTTTGCATACCATCAATTACAGCTTGCATTTTTTGTTGATCTGGCTTTTGTAAATTTTTTGCCACATTCTGTAAAAAATCTATATTTTGTTTTACAGTTTTTTCGTCTGGTATAGCCAATGTATTATCTATTACTTCTTTTAATGTCATTATTGACCTCCTTGTCCTTCAGCTGGTGCTGTAGGAGCATTTGGAGCTGGTGTAGGAGTAACCGACTTTTGTCCCATTTGATCTGCTCTCTGGATAGCTGCTTTTTGTTTTTGTAATCCTATTATTTCTGCTTGTTTAGCTTTTATAATTTCGTCTATTGCTGCTATCTCTTCTGGAGATTCTCCTAATATTTCATCTACTAAATTCTTTAATGTCTTTTTCATATTAATTAACTTATCAAAAGTTAATTCAAAAGGAATATTTTATGTTTGCATATAATGAATTTTCAGATCTTCTTACTGGTGAATTAGTTATACCTCTAAAAAAAGAAAATGGTAAAATAATTTGCTTAGATTCAAATGGTAAAGAGATAATTAAAGATTTTGAGGAATTTGATTTTGATAAAACAGTAGAAGAAAGATCTTTTGTAGTAGAAGAGGAAGAAAAAGAGGAAATAAAAGAAGAGGAAGAAAAAAAAGAAGAGCCTAAAGAATATTCTTTTGATACCAATAACGATAATGATAAACATTGGTTAGATTCTGATGAAGCAGGAAATATAGCACTTGATTTTGGTTATATTCCCTGCACAAACAAAACTAAATTAAAAGGTTCTAAAGAGTTTGATATAGAAATTAAATATCATTAAAGCGGAACTCTGGCCATAAAATTTTTTATTGTATTAGGATCTTTTACCCAATTTCTACTTCCAAACATTACTTTACTATCTTCAGTAGGGTATAAATCCATTAAATAAAAATTCTCTCCATAAAATTTAAGTTTACAATGTTGCCAGAACGAAGCGAAAATAGGAATACTTTGTTTTTCACCATTTCTATCTTCTATTTCACAAAATATCATTTCGTTTCCATTTTTGTCTGTATGATATCTATAAGAATTTACATAAACAAATACATATTGTTTTGGTAAATTCTTTCTTCTTAATTCATCAAAATCTCTTAAACAATATCCTTTTGAATAAAGAGTTTCTATTTTATCTGCTATTGCACTAAATTTATTATGAAAAAATTGTCCACCTAAATATGTTTCTTCAAAATCAATATAATCAGTTGCAGTAGTTTCGCATTTTTCTATTTCACTTAAACTATCTTCCCATTTCTCTTCAAGTAAAGGAATTGTTTTTATAGATTTCTTTTTTTCATAAAATCTATTTGCTACTTGTTGATAATATTTTCTATTACCATCTATCAACTCATCAAAAGCTCCTCCACCAATCAAAGCAGAGGTAATTCTCTTATTAATTTTGGTTCCTATATTTTTACATATAAAATCAATAATAGAAGTATAAGGCTGATTTCTTACAATATCTTTAGCTGGCTCTTCTCCTACACCTTTTATATCATTAAATCCAAAATATAATTTATTACCAACTGGAAAGAAATTTTCTCTACCATTATTTATATTTGGAGGTTCTACTTCAAAACCAGACCTTTTACAAGATTCAATAGCTTCCTTAATTGCATCTTTTTTTCCAGCTTCATTAGAAAGGTTTATTGCATAAAAATACGGTTTAAAATATTTAGCCAAATAAATTTCTTCCATTGCCAAATAACTATAAGCAGCAGCATGAGACTTATTAAATGAATAAGCAGAAAGCGTCAATAGGTCATCACAAAGCAAATCAATATCTTTATCAGAAATTCCTTTCTTTAATCCAGTTTCTTTTGCACAAGCAACCATTTTTTTCCATTTTTCCAGATCTTCTGGTGCTTTTTTTGCTTTTCCTAATTTCTTTAATAAGCGTCTCCAAGTATCACCATTATATTTTCCATCAGTAAGATAGTTTCCTATCGCCATACATTGTTCCTGAAAACAAATAGTTCCACGACCATCTTTAAGAAACTGCTGGATTTGTTCTGGATATACTGATTTTTGTCCTTCATTTTTTATAAGACAAAAGTTTCCAAAACCAAATGAAGCACCTGGACGAGAATATGCATTTAAACAAATCATATCATCAAAATTTTCTGGTTTTGCATC